TATCCACACTGTCCGATATAACAGACGGTGCACATACCGTAAAGGTTAAGGCAAAAGCGAGCGGATATAATGATAGCGAGTTTTCAAACGAGGTAAGCTATACAAAAGCGGCATCGCAGGGTTATTACATTACGTTTGCTAATATTGCGTATGACGAAATCATATCCGAACACGTCTTTATACAGATAAACGGCGAGGGCAACTGGATTGACTTGGACAATATTGGCAGTCTTGAAGAATATAACAATGTAAGATTCTTCAAGATTTACTATACGCCGAATGGGACAGTCTCAATGGCTTTGCTCAACAATGACGGCAGTTATCCCGATATAGAAAACCCATCGCTTAGTCCTTTTGACATTACATCCGCAATATCAGTAGATACTGCAATGACAATACCTGTAACCGAAGGTAATACAGATTTTATTGTGACGGTATTTGCAACTTAGGCGTTCAAGCAAATCAATTTGTTTAAGCTTGACAGTGTAAATTACTCTTCGATAGCTCAGGCAAACATAAACAAGGTGTATACGATAAAAGATACAACACTAAGTTCAGGCAGCACTAATTACATTCAAGCTATTAAGAAAAACACATCAGGCGGTACTGCGATTTGGATGACTCAGGCCGTAACTGACGCAACTTCGTATCTTACAGTAAATGCAGACAGTAGCAACGAAACAACGATAGTTTTTCGCGGCGAATATATTAGTAGCATAAACACATTTGAGTCTCACAACTATATCGCGCTCGAAGGTGATACGGCGGCGACGGTGGCAGACTTTGCAAATTTCACTGCAGACAGCAATGCAAATCTTGTGGTGAACTATTATACAATTTGTTTCGCCGAAAACACTCTCATATCAACAAAGAACGGCGCAAAGAAAGTACAGGATATTGCCTATGATGATGATATTCTTGTATGGAACTTTGACGAGGGCAAGCTCGATTATGCAAAGCCGATATTCATAAAACAAGAACAAACAAGCGACTCTTATTGGCGCGTTACCGACGAGGACGGTAAGACAGTAAACCTTGTAGGCTCTAACGGTAAGTCTCATAGACTTTACAACAAGAGAACGCATTTGTTTGAATATCCGCAGGATATCCCCGAATGTAAATGTGAAGAAATTCACGAAAGTGTGAAGTATTACAATATCGTCACGGCATATCATTTCAACTGCTTTACAAATGGCATACTTACATCAAAACGTTATTCAAATATGCTCTATCCGATAACGGACGAGATGAAATATGACAAGACGGTGAAGCATACAAACACTTGCAAGCGTGAGCAGTTTAACTTCTTAACGGATGATGAGTTTGAAAAGCTTAGACTTTCGGAAATGGAATATTCTGACGAGATGCGAGATGAGGTAAAACGTTTCTTCGCACTTAAAAAGAGGAATATAATATGCCAGTAAGAAAAATAAAGGATGGATATAAGTGGGGTACAAAAGGTAAAGTATATCCTACTAAAAAGCAAGCCGAAAAACAAGGACGTGCTATTAAAGCATCCCAGAAAGGAGGTGAATAAAATGATTTCGTTACTCAAAAGACACAATGTAGATTACAATAATATTTGTGAGTTTATTGCTGACGCTGAAGTTGATATCAATACTGCTGATGAACAAATTGAAAAAAATTCTCGGTGGGACTTGCGGCACACATTCAGCAATATTAGTAATTGATACAAATAAAACTTACTATAAAAAATCTACAGGTGAATGGGTGCCATTAGGGGGTGAGAACGCTTGAATATAATAAAGGCTCCTTCGGCAACTATTATTCCACAAGTAATAGGCGTCATTATTCCCGAGCCGCAAATATCACAACTAAGTAAACCCACAAATTTACAAATAGAAGCGGAGGTAAATAATTATGTATCGAGCAACCGGAGCACTATTCTCAAAAAAAGACGTTCGCGACTATAAAGCAAATTTTATAGTCGGTTCGTTTGATTTCCCTGAAACATATGAGTGTCCTAACATGCCTGAACCAGTCGATCAAGGTTCAGTAAATTCTTGCGTAGCTTGTTCACTCAAGACAATAATAGAATGGCACTCAAGAAGACAGGGTGACGATTCGCGACCTATGAGCATAGGTTACATTTATGGTAATCGTGAAAATTCTACACATACTGGCGAAGGAATGTATACGCGCGAAGCGATAGGTTCAATCGTGACCTATGGCGACTGTGCGAAAGAAGATTTCCCGGAGAACGTAGAAGTGCCGCGCGTAATAGAGTTGTTCAAGTCTCGCGTGACGCAACTTATTGATGTAGCTTATCCGAACAGAATTACATCATATGCAGTGCTTACATCAGATAAAGCTACAAAAGCTGCACTGATGCAAAACGGTCCTGTAGTAATGGCTATGGAATGGTTCGGCGATATTACATTCGATAAATACTACATAATGCACACATCGTGCAAGCATTCGTTTAAGAACGGCGGACATTGTATGGTTATCTACGGTTGGAATAAAGATGGATGGCTTGTTCAGAACTCATGGGGTAAGGATTGGCAAAACGGAGGCCGATGCATTATTCCTTTCGATGTGTCAATACGCGAGCGTTATCAAATTGTCGACAATTTTTCAGAAGCAATGAACAAAAAACGCATTGAAGACTTGACCAAACAAAATGAAGAGCTTCTCCAGGTTGTTGCAAACTTGCGCCTCCAGATAACCACTCTCACAGAACAGCTTAAAGAATTTAACGAGTACAAAGAACTCACGCAAGAGCAGATAAATAAAATCGATGAACTTTCTACAGAGTTATTTAACGCAAATAATAAACTGCACGAAAGTCTTGAAACAATTGAAAATCAGAAGAAGGAGATTGAAGCTTTGCGCAAGGAGTTGCTCGAAGTGAAAAAACCCTATAACACCCCTTGGGGCAAGCTTATCGCAAAGATAATCAATTTCATTCTTCGAATATTTAGTATATAAGGAGGTAATCTTATGAACTGGAAGCAAAAACTCACATCCCGCAAATTCTGGCTCGCTGTTGTTGCACTTGTAACGGCAATACTCACTTCACTCAATATGAGCGAAGCTGATGTTACAAACATTACAACAGTTATTATGGCTTTCGGAACTGTGATAGCTTATATCATAGGCGAAGGTCTTATTGATGCAGCCGCTATCAAAAATAAGAACGACAAAGAGGATAAGTAAAGATGGACCTTGCAAAACGGCCAAGTCGAACCTATCCAAAGTACGACGCACTAAAACCCGTATAAGGAGAAAATGACATGAACCCCAACACATTAGTTAACGTCGGTACTTGCAACGCTAAGTCCGAAGCTACCGAAAAAAGACTATTGCATTTGGAAGCACAGCAAGATGAATATAACAAATCGCAAATAAGTGTAGCTGAGTGCCTTGCTAAACTTACGGTGCTTTGTGAAGCTTCATCGCAAGCTCACCAGCAAACAAACGAAAGACTTGCGGCATTAGAACATCGTCCCGGCAAGTTCTGGGATAAAATCATTATCGGCGCTCTTTCAGGTGTTATAGGTGCTGTATTTACCTCGTTTGTGCAAACTTGTTTAATCTAAAAGTAAAAGCTCCTATTCTATAGGAGCTTTTTCTATTGAAATGACTTAAAAATTTCGCGCTATATTAAGCGATTTTTTATTTAATCATATAAATATATTGCTTTATTTTATCGCTTGTTATAGCGCGTTATTTCGCTTAAAAACACTATGGCATTTACTGGGGGTTACGTTCGTAATATCTTAAAAGCCTTACTGCATCACGTAAATGCTCTGTTGCAGCTTGTCCTTTTCGATCTACTGTTTTCCATAGGTCAAGTTCATTGTTTGACAACGCGTACTTCTTGACGGATGGTTGCAAGCCTACGAGCTTGCGCGAACATGATACTATGTCGCCCATCTGTGCGGTCAAATCATAATCCGTATACACGGGATGCATCATATGCCATAATTTTATTACTCCTATAACTTCAACAGGATAAAATGTATTCCATATAAGTTTTTGTGCTTTACCTGGATACATTTGGAATGTCTCATATACAATTACTTCCGGGTTCCATATGCAAAGTAACTCGTAAACAGCTTTGTGACATTCACCTATTGTACCGCCGTAAAGTTTACCATCGTAATCTCGTATAACCCATCCTGTACTATTTCCTGGATCAAGCGCTAAGCATCTCTGCGACACGTTTGAACACCTCCTCTATATCTTCTGCTTTTTTAGTTGTAATTCCTTCTACATGCTGGTCAATCGAATGTTCCATATTAAGTATCCATATATTTGTCATACCGACTTGACCACTACGATTTACTCTATCCTCTGCTTGCTCATTGATACCTGGTGTCCAATCCCTATCGAGGAATATAACATTCCTACAGTGATGTTGCAAGCCATCGACGCTTGTGCCAAGTGCACCTATAGTACCAATAAGTACCCGATATGAATCGAAACTGTCTTTTACCCGCTGACGTTCTTTACTAGACATCTCGCCGTAGTAAAGTTCACATTTGATTTTTGCTTTGGTCAAGTATTCGTGCAAAGCTTTCGCGCTTTCCGCAAACTTACTGAATATAACAACTTTCTCGCCCTCATTGTCCTCAAGCCAATCGCGAATCCATTCAAATTTCGGGTTATGCTTGCACGAAGGAAACTTGCAACAATTAGTTGTAATTTGCTGCTGTTTGATAATTTGATCCATCGCGTTCTTTATTGTGATACCATCTTCCGCAAGTCTATCCAGCGCAAGATTAACTACATCCTTATAAAGATTACGTTGCGATACATCCATAGGCAACTTTATTGGAATAATATTCTTGCCTTCGGTAACGTTTTGATTGTCGCCGCCGACGGAAATAATTGAAAGTACTTTCGCAAGTAGATTACGCGCGTTTTCAGATGGAGTCAAACCTACAGGCTTGCGACCAAAATGATCTTCCTCTACTTCGCAAAATCTATTTACAAATTCCCAATATGAGTTTCCACTTATCTTAGGGTCAAGAAAATTCAGTTGCGACCACAAATCATCTGGATGACCAAGAATAGGTGTACCAGTAAGACACATTCTATGGCGAGAAGGCAGATCCTTCAACGCTGTAGTTATTTGTGCTCCTGCTGTTTTTATTCTATGCGATTCATCCACAATAATTATATCCCATACCCATCCCTTACACTTCATAAAGGGTTGAGTAGGCGCAAGTACTTTATGTTTACGTGTACCTATATTACGCGGAGTCAATTGTTCATAATTTGTAATATAGATAACACCTTTAGAAGAATCGCTCAAACTCGGGCCATTGCCGAGGACTTGCACACACTCTGACATTTCAGGCCACCATTGCACAAACTGGTCTTTCCATTGATATACAACAGATTTAGGACATACGACGAGAATACGTTTGAATCCTTTAAGTCTACAATGCTCAATACTCTCAAATGTTTTACCATATCCGGGTTTATTTCTGTTCAAGCAATTCTTGAGCCTAAGAGTATGCTCAATGTCCTTTACTTGATAATCCCTTGCTTTAGGATTTATTTCGGAGTGATCGTTGTTATCGGAAAAACACTCCAAATCTATACCCAAACAAACACGATTAAATATATTGTCCTCAAGTATTAGGTTATCGCCGTTACGTGTAATGTTTACGCAAGTCTTGCGTATGTACATTTTCTCTTGGTTAGTTAGATCCATCAGATGAATCTTGTTGTTCAATTGCTTCATCCGCATCTTCCAAATCCCCCCAACTTCTTCCTATTTCAGCATCCGCCTTGAACGGGAAATCCAAAACAGGATTCGTTAAATATTTTTTAGGCATATTCGCCATAGTAGATATACCAATATCTACAACACGTCTCAGTGCTTTAGGGTCATCGATACATTCTATAATAATAGAGTCGTGAACCGTGTTTACAATTCTTGCGTCAATTCCCTCTTCTATCAACTGATCGTGGATTGAACATACGCTAAGCATGGTCAAGTCTGACGCGATTGATGATACAGGGAAATTAACTGCTTCGTTTTCAACGTGATTACGATTATCCATAGTTACAATGTAATGACGCTGTCTGCCGAAAACTGTTGTATAAGGTTCCGAATTGTATGGTACCTTGCGCATCTTATCGACAAAACGTTTTGCACCAGGTGCGGCTTTATACCAATCTTGTACAAGTCTTGTTGCTTCGCCCATTGACATATGCAGCTTTGTTTTCATCGATCCTGGACCACGCCCATAAGGGATACCGAAATTAACTGTTTTAGCAGCTACACGTTGTTCCTTGGTAAAATTCTCACCGAATATTTTATGTGCCATAGCATCGTGCAAGTCCTTACCTTCACGATAAGTTTCACGCAAATATTCATCTTGTGAAAGATACGCAAGTACACGAAGCTCAGCTTGTGAATAGTCGAACTGTACGAGCTTATATCCGGGAGGAGCAATAAACAGATTCTTGATAAGCTTCATTCTTGGAATATTCTGCATATTAGGGTCACTACAACTCAAACGACCTGTTTCCGTTCCGTGCAAGTTAAACGTACAACGTACACGGTTATCTTTATTCATAACACTGAATATACCTTGAACATAAGTATCCATGTACTTGTTATACTTGCGCAAGTCCATAATGGCTTGCACAAACGGTATCTCGGGAAATTCTTCGGCAAGGGCACTCAACGCGTCGGCATCAGTTTTGTCAAGTTTCTTACCTGTTATTGTTTCAAGCATCCACTTGAGCTGCTTAGGTGACTTGTGATTGAAAATACTGGAAAATGTTTTAGCACCCGTGTCGCCCATATACGCAGCAGGATCCCAGGTACGTGTTGCTTCCTCTTTTACGTGTTTCTCGGCTTCGTATATAAGCGTGTCAAGTTTATCTTGCAACTCATAAATATAATCCTGGTCTACGAGACAACCTGCTACCTCTATATCGCGAAATACATTCGCAGCCTTGACCAACTTATAATAAATATCGATTGAACCCGGACGCATTATGCGTTTGAATTTTTTGTTCAACTGATATGTTGTGCAAGCATCGCGGTAAAGATAAGGTATCAATATATCGCTCGGTATCATATCGTATTGAAAATCAGCCATCTTTACTTTATGTTGCAAGCACCACTTACGTTTGTATTCATTCAGCTTATCATCCCACTGAGGTGTCTGTAAGTATAAAGGACCCAAATCCTTTAAGCCGTGTGTACCTTTGCGTTCGTTTATTCCGACATAATGTTGCAACATAGTATCTTCATCTATACGTGCGCGTATTTCCATAAGATATTTCAAACGCGCTGTATCGAATTTACCGTTTTGCCATATAAATGTTATATCAGTTCTATCAAATAAATTCTGCAATTCATCAATAGGAAAATCATCTCCTACTTTTAGAACAATAGCGTCATAATCACTATACGCAAAACCTATAAGTAATACTTTATTGCCGTCATAACCCGTATTACGCGTTTCTATATCCACTGAAAGTAAATCGTATTGTGCAAGTCTGTCCAGAGCTTGCACAATATCTTCTTTAGTCTCATATGTAACGCCGTTTACTTTAGAATCATCCCACCATCCTTTTTCAGGAGCTCCGTCAAGATAATTGTGAACTGCTTCTATAAGTGTATCCATCAAATTGAAGTTTCCACGCAAGACTGTTTCAGTGGGTACGTAAAGTACATCATTTACTACCTTGAAAAACCTTTCGTGATTCATAGTAGGACGTATTTCCTTACCTTCTGGTATATTCGGTGCAATTGCTTCTATAACCGTCATACAAGACCTGCCTCTTTTAATTCATCACGAATATCATTGTATATATGTTCCTTAAAGTTATCGTGATATAAATCGATTGTACGCGCCGGACGCTGTCCCCATATATCACGTACGCCTTCTCTTGCAAATAATGAGGGTATGCAAGTATCACAACTACGTATACTTGCAGGATCCTTGTACTGCCTAAATTCATCAAGTGAATCCCAACAACCGAGCAAGTGAATTGCTTTAGAGCTACCTTTCCACAGTTCCTCAAGTCCTGGACGCCCATTCTTCGTTAAATTACGCGATACTTTAGGAATACCTATACTGTGTATTTCTGGCATCTGTGATAACAAATAAAAACATTTACAAAATTCATCAATGGTACTACCGTGACAAACTGCCATAAGCCTAAAATCGTGAAGTCTTCCCATACGTCTAAGATGTTCAATATCTTTCGCGACACGCTCTACTGTTTCAAGTCCTTTTGTAAACACATCAGGAAGTACAAATTCATGTGCGCCACAACGTACTGCCGCGTCATACACAGTGTTTATGTCTATTGCTCCGCCCAATTCAATCAGGCTATTGTCCATTATACGATAACAATTTTTGTTAGCTGACAACGGATAATAGCCTGACATATGAGCAAGAAGCATAGCATAATCACCGTCGTAAGTTCTTACTATCTGTTTAACTGGTACTATGCTTGCTAATTTCATTTTTTATTTGCCTCCCTTAACGAAATTTCCCTTTCGAGGTACCATTTGGCTTTTTTCAAATCCTGCAATGCTTTCGCATCAGCGGATAATCCTTTTGATTTTTTATGTCCACATCTTGCGACATACTTGACCACATTACCGAGGTTAAATCCTAAATTCTTCGCCTCGATAAAATCGATTGTTTCTATACCACCTTCGGTATAATGTTCTGGATGATTGATTATATCAGAGGGGACAGTCATCTTTTATTTTCTCCTTTTTTACAAATTTTATAAATGAACCACAATGTGCACAAGTTGCTTTTATGTGTGGTCCTGATTGTTCATAATGTATAGTGCCGTTAGAATCAGAACATTTTTTGCCACACTTTTTGCAAATAATATCGCTCGAAGATTGATCGCCGTACATCGCAGGATATCTTGTGCTGAGTTTGTCAACATTGAACCTGATTATTTCATCGAGCGATATATTGAGCTGCGTTGCAATATTTGCGACATACCACATTACATCGCCAAGTTCCTCGATCGTGTGATTCGGGTCAATATCACGTCCGTGAAAATACTTTTTCTTTATATCATCTGCGACTTCACCTGATTCTCCTGTAAGACCAAGTGCGAACCCTATAATAGGCTCGCACTTAGTAGATGCAGGAAGAATACCATGTGATGCAAATTCCTGGTATTCTTTAAGTGTCATTATGCTACACTCTCCTCATATTTTTTAACTTTACGAGCAATAATTGCTGTAAACGGAACTATGCAACTTTCATACAAAGTCTTGCAAAGTGCCTGAGCAGGTATTGCGATAAGAATCTGCTGCCAAGTCATAAATTCGAACCCGAGGAAAAGCTTAGGAAGTATGTTCATTCCAAGCGGAATAAATATACAACTATCACAAAGCTCACCAACGAGCGAACTTATAATGGCTCTATACCAGAATCCTTTACCATCCGTATGTTTTTCTTTTAACTTGCGGAACACTTTATCGTTCATCAAGTCACCTATCATATAAGCTGTGAGTGATGCTGCGAGTGACCACGGTGTAGTACCAAGTACGGCTTTCATACTATCCGATACTGTAGGGTCGACGCCGGGGATAGCGTTCGCTATGGCAAATATTGTTACCATTACTATATTTGCACCAAATGCTATCCATGCGGTCAATCTTGACCACTTATATCCATAGACTTCGCTGAACACGTCGCTCAGTATATAAGTTATAGGAAATACAATTACTGCACAAGGAAGTACTGCAAATCCTATACTAAATACCTTGCAAGCGATAATGTTGCTAATGAGCATTGCTACTGTATTTATAACTACCAGCAGCATAAATACGGATGATACTTTTTTTGTTTTCATATAAATTCTCCTTAGATTTTATTTGAAGGGCATGTGAAGATTAAACGCCCTTATCTCTTCGTTCTCTTATAAGCATAAGTGTATCCTCTTTCGCTTTGAATGCGCTACTTGAGGTACCTTTAATAGCCCCTGAGAGAAGTAACTCTTTGTACAAGTCATCCATCAGCCACTTATCGATGTCGAGCAGCTCTCTGCAAAGCTTTTTACTTACCATACCGCCCGACAATACAATTTCAAGCCGAGGATACTTGTTAAATATTTTTTCGACTTTTTCACGGTCGAAATAACATTCATTCATACTATACCTCCATTTGTCTTGCTATGTCGATTAAAATCTTATCGGATTGATAAGTACCGTTATAGGTAATTTTCATCAATCCTCTTGTCAATAGTTCTGATATGATTTTCGAAGCTTCAGTACGGTCTACTCCGAGAATTTCTTGTACTTGACCACCTCTAAATCTCTGCGCGCTCAACAATATTTTCATCGCAGGATACTGTGCAACCAGCGCCTTGACGAAATCAATATTCTTGCCACGCATTTTGGCAGCTTTTCGATTCTCCTCTATGAAGCTTTTGTAATCCAGCGTAGGTTTATCAAGTGCCGCCTTCAAGAACTCATACGAATATTCGACGTGTTTCGGAAGGACTTGCAACTTATTACCTACTATAGAACCACATAAAACAGCAAATGCGCAAGAAAGTCGTAAAAGTTTTTCGTGGACGGCTACGCCAACTACAAGAGGCCCGCCTTCATATTCCTCCGATAAATCTTTTATTACTTCCTCAAGTTTTGCAATAGTCTCTTTACCTATCTCAATATTGTCTCTATCCACTGTCCAGGAAAACGTAAATAAGTTTTTATATTTAGTTTCATCGAGAGGTTCATTACGCAAGCCTTTAAGGTTTGTAACGTCATCTCTTGCGGCACTTAATACTAAATCGAATCTCGCCTGGTCTTCAACAACAGGTATATATTCGACAAAAGCGCCGTAACCTTTCCAATAAAAATCTTCTATATTTTTACCTGAACGTGGATTACTTAGCCATATAAGACGTGTACGAGCTCTTGCTTCGCCTTTTGCTATTTTGTTAATAGTAACAGCACCACTTGAACGAGTAGCTGAAAGTTCTTTGATATCCTCAACTTCCAAACCTGAGGCTTCATCTATTACCAATAAACCTTTATCGTTCATCGGAATTGCACCCCAAGTTATAATCCAGGAATCACCGTTCTTTTGCACACCGCCTATAACGCCTGTTCTTCTCGCATTTTCACCATTTATATAGCTACCCATCTGCAAATGTTTAACAAAGCGTTGTGCAAGCTGTGATTTACCCGTTCGTGTATCCCCTATTACCATTGTATCAAGCCATCCTTTGATGATACCGCCTTTCCAAGGTATCTCTGTAACACTTGCGTAAGTTAACAGAACAGCACCAAACAAATCAGGCCTTCCTTCAATACCTACTGCAGTCTCCCATTTTCTGTAGTGCAAGTCTATCAAATCAAACGCGCTATTGCATCTACTTGCGCAAGCCTTAAAGTAATCAATCGTAGCTTGACTGCATTCTCCCGTAGCTGATGCGACAGGTTCAGCGCGCTTGATTACGTAATAGTTTTGCTGCGAACGCGGATCAGTGACTCTACATGCAGTAAAGTTATACTTGACCGTAGGTATTAAACGTGTTTCTTCATACAAATATATTCCATAACGTGGTTCGTATGAAGCGTCGTCCAAGCCATCCGTAAAACTTGCGGATTCCTGGAACATAAGAATTTGAACGTTCACATAAGCCGCCGGCTCACTTCCTACGTACTTGCAACTGAATAACTTGCGCAAGTAAGCGTCCTGTGCCGAATCCGAACTACCTACAAATTGAAGTATTTGCCTCGGGTCGATATCGATTTCCTCAGCTGTTTTAGCTACACCAATTCTACAAGGCTTTGTGCAAGTTGCGTTCATACATCTTACTTTAAGACGACTCGGAACTGTATATGTTTTCGGGTCTACACCGATAACACACATATTTTCCAGAGTCATCCAAGTGTTCAAGTTTTCAACGTACTCACTCTTACTTAATGTAGTGGTAGTATCATCTGCTTCTTTTATGATAGTTTCTTTTACAGCTTCTTCTGTATAAGGTTCAAACTCTGTATTGTGATATTCCATCCAATAATCGGTAAAATCCTTACAGGGAAGCTTAATGACTTTTATCTCTCTTGCGACACTTGACAGCGCTTTTATATAGTTAGCATTAAGTCTTGCACCAGCAGGATCATTATCGATCATCAAATAAACTTTTTTGTCGGCAAACAAATTTTCTTCGTGTGCCGGCATATTACTTCCTCCCGTACCTGTAACACAGTTCAGACCCTGTGATATAGCTACGAGGCAATCTTTTTCACCCTCTACAATATAAACTTCGTCTTTATCAGCGGTCAAGTTTTCATAGGGGTAAAATCTGGCTTCGTTACATCCGCGAACTCCTACTACCTTTGCGTTTGTACTTCCTTCAATACGTCTATGCGGCGGCAAATACTTGCGGACATTTATCAACATTCCTGTTTTCGAATATATGGGAATTGTGATCCGCGTATCGTCGTAACCTAATTTGTATTTAGAGATAACTTCATCGGTAATTCCAAACGAATGTAACGCTTTTATCTCGGCAGGCTTTTCCTGCAATTTTTTAACACACGCGTCAACGTATTCCTCGGTAGGAAACGGGAGTGTTTTATTTTGATTCCATTGCTTGACAGCATTAGTAGCGACGTCACGACCTACGTCGTAATAACGCTCAATGAATTCTACATAATGTCCTCCCGTTCCACAACCGTGACAATACCACGCATCTGTTTCCTTGTTAACAGTGAATGACGCATTTGTGTCATTGTGCATAGGACAGCGCGCATACGATTGTTCGCCAGACTCTTTTTCAAATCGTACAAACTGTTCGTAAAACGCCATAATCCATTACCTACCGATTATGCCGCGAAAATTTTCTTTATTCTGTTTACTTTTGAATCGTTGTAATCCTCAACGGTTATCTTTGCTTTGAAAGAAAGACCTACGAGTTCTTCTGTGTCAAAATCAACTGCACCACCGCAATCTATGCCTGCTGCAGCAAGGAGGTCTTTAAGTTTGAAAAGACAATTCTCCTGGAGAACATAATTTTCAAAGATTGCTGTCTTTGTTTCTTCTTCGCGGAATCTTGCCAGAAGCATAGGCTTGCCTGTGCTGGATGTTTTTTCTTCGAGTGATTCGAGAGTTACATTGTATGTACCCTCTTCAAGAACAGTATTGCCCTGTACGTTGCTAAAATCGAGATTAAGTGTTGCCATAATGATTTACTCCTTTATAAAATTAAAATTTTTATTGCAATCCGAGGGGTCGTCCTCGTCATCGCCGAAATCGGATCCACCCAAGAATTCTTCTGGGTGCATTGTTAACTTACCTTCCTCTTCCATATACTTAAAATAGAGTTCGGTTGCTTCATCTCTCCACGCTTGTATTTGCGGCAAGGATGAAATTGATTCGTGACTTAAGTTATCCAACGAATGTTTAAATTCTTCTGGTGTTATGTCATTGTCTACCGCGCTACGTGCAAGCGTCTCAGCCATAACATAATAATCTTTATCGTAAGTGAGATCGCGGAATTTTATACGACACATTATCCAAATATCTCCTTTGCTTTAGGATTCTTATATTCGGCACCTTTACCAAGTCTTGTTTTTGCCGGCCATCCTTGTTTCGGCAGAGTACTTGCACACCAATCACCAGTGATGTTATTATATGTGTGTACTACTACTTCGAAATAAGCCGGAAGCTCTTTTACAAGCTTTCCGTGAATTGCCGGACCTTTAACAGTACTACCTGTTATTTCATCCTTGACAATTGATTCCTGCATTGTGAATATAATATTGAGACCTTTCTTACTTACGTTTTTAAACGCCTCTACGGAAAGTTTGTTCAAGTCCGTCATCATACCCCAATGCTGTATTTGAATATTCTTGCGGTAAGCAAGCGACTCATTATCGCCTCCTCCAAGATTTTGATCCTTACGAAGTTTCTGCAGCATTATCCATTGAACCTCAGTCCAAGTATCAATGACAACCCAGTCAAACTTGCGCTCAATAGTTTTACCTATCGCTTTTGACCACTTCGCCGGATCGTTACTATCACAGAGCTTATACAGTTCGTCAAGATCACCGAACTTGTCAAAGGATACAATCTCGATGTTTTTCCAATACTGTTCAAGCTCTTTCGCTTTTTGAATCGTTCTACGTCCTTTATCGGAGTCAACAATAAGAACGTGCCCGAGTTCACCCAGCGTAGCTACCAGATGCGTCTTTCCGCTACCTGATTCGCCATATATGAGAGCAAATATACCCTCCATGGGTTCATTTTCGAAATCAATTGCTTCCAATCTCATTCCTCCTTTGTATTTTGTTTAGTGGGAACAGCGAGGATCGAACTCGCGATAACCCCTCCCGTCAGGGGTTAGAAGATTTACCACTAATCTATGTTCCCATAGAGGCGGCCATTGGAGTAACCGCCTCATAATGAAAGGAGTGCCTACTTGCGCCGAGGGAGGACCAGTCCCGCGCAAGTAAATCTATGTGATAAATTCAGTCGTCCGTTAAACTGAACGTATCGCCAACTATGTACATCTCGTTAAGTGGGTAGAACTTGACCACATAGGAATGATGTGAATCAGGTTCCCTTATGTTAACTTGTACAGTGCCTTTATCAGGTATTATTGTAAATGACTCATACGCTATTCGTTCATCGAGGTGGTAAAGACTTGAGGACTCGATAGGCATAATCATATCTTTTTCAATACCTATCCAACAATCGGTTTCTTTATCTACGTCAAAATGATATCCTGGACCACTTATCCTTCCTCCTCCGTTGTAACCATAACTTGTAAATGGTATACCCATATACCAAGCTGGCCACCAGAGTTTACAAAACGACAACGGTATCTTAGTTTTTGGATTCGAATAAGGTACAATAATCACTCTCCTTATAACTGACCGCTAACCATCTGTTGGCGTCAGACTTGCGGCAGGGATGAAGACATTTACCTACGCCTCCCCAGAACCTACAATTTTTACACATCGGCTTCTGGGTTGTGTCGTTGAGCTTTTTCGTCAAGATGATCACACTCCCTTTCTTCAAACTCTCCTGAGAACTCTTCAAGAAGTTCCTCTTTGTCAATATCTGCATAACCGTAATGCATACACAGATCAGCATAATCACACATCTGACATTTCATAAATCCCGGCGTAGGAATTGTATCATCTTTATTAGCTATCGCCAAAGCCGTGTTACAAAATCCTGTCATAAAGTTGTGCAAATCACTTGCTGAATATTCACATACATCACGCTTGTAATCGAACTTTGTCTGCACTTTCTTGACCTGGTTAAGATAAATGGGACCTGTTTCAAAAATTTCGAGGTACTTACCTTGACGATGGTAATCTTCAAGTATTCTCTGGAGCGCCCAGGTGTAAACTCTCGGCTGTTCATCAACGAGATTATAAACTTCCGGTCTGAAATTCTTTGCCGTCTTATGTTCAAATCCTACCATACGACCTGTTTGAACATCGATACAAATCATATCGATTGAACCACATACGCAAATCGCTTCGTGTACAATTCCTTCTGAATCAACACCTATCCATTTGTCTGTGTCATCCTTTTTGATGCTTACGATATCTGTCGTCGCTTCGCCGATAAAACCTATAGGATAATTGAAACTCTTCTCAATGTCGACAACTACGTAACGGTCTTTGTCAACCTGATAAGGTCCATTGTAATAACCTTTAGCCATATTATCCATTACTTTCCACTGGACGCTATCCGTGACTTCACGATTTATCCATTCCAGGATTGTGTCAATTGATGTACCCATATACATCATCGCAAGAACTTCATGGAATTGTGTTCCGAATATAAGATTGTCATTTGCGACTATAGGTCTCAGATGAAATCTGTTTCGCGAGCTAAACTCGTGTTTGCGTTTACATTCTCGATAAGTCTTAACCTCTGATACGTCAATTCTCATTTTTATTCTCTCCTGTAATGTTGACTAAAAATTTGCTCAGACTTGCGACAAACAAATATTCTCCGGCCGATGACTGTATAGCCGTTCTACGAAGTCCATCAAGCGCCGCGATAATGGTATCCCCTACATGCGCTGTGCTGCAACGTGCACCAGTGAGGATTGCTACGGCGTCATCATCTTCGTCACTATCCGTTGCCATAAATATAATTGATGTATCACCGTTATATATTTCCTTATTTGTCTCGGTATTTGTTATCTTTACGTTAAAAATCTTGTCGCTCATTGCTATTACTTACCTTTCTGAAAACTTTTATTTTTAGGTTTGGGGAAAACGCACCGGACGTACCAGTGCGCTCCCTAATTAGTGAGTAAATTATTCAGCTACGTACTGCTGATTGAATGTCCAGTTGGACAGGCAATTCAGAACTTCGCTGCCATCAACCTTGAGTACAAGATGTGTTGCCGAAAGGTAAACTACGACAAAATCTACATCCTCGTGTTTCTTGAGGTGAACGATGTCGCCGACGTTTATTTCCTTCTTACGTGCAGGCATCTGTTTACCATCACCAAGGTCAATCATTACTTTTGTTGAGCCGCGTGAACCGCGTCTCTTGTCCGAAGCTGCAAGCTCCTCGTCTCTTGCGACAGCTGCGTCATACACTTCTTCAAGTGTCTGGAACTTGTCGCCTTCCTTGCCGATTCTCTTCTCGATGAACTTTGTGATTGCGTTCCAGTTATAGACACGCGCGTCATAAACTTCACCTGCGATCGGCTGTTTTGCGATACTGTAAAGTCTCTGCTGAGGTACCTCAAAGATATCAGCGATTGCTTTAAGTGTGGGCTGGGGTCTTCCGTTCATTACTTCTACGAAATTCATTTTGTTTCCTCCATATTATTTATTATTATTTTTTTTATTAAAATAACTTGTTGTTATCTTACAATTATATTATATATCAAAACTCAGAAAAAAGCAAGATAACTAATACAAAAACTTTTTGGTTTTTGCTTATTCGGATGTCACATCCTCTAAAGGAAGGACATTCTGTTAGGATTCATAGTAATCCATAATTCTGTTGTATACACACCACGACATAGGTGTTAATCCTGCAATTAGTTTATCCGCATAATAACGATTATTTATACCTATTATTTTATACGGATTGTCACCTTGAGCCGTTCCTTCGTGTAAAAGCAGAAGTGCTTCGGCCTTATAATTATCCTCGCAATAATCCGACGGACGTTCATCCATTGTTTCCACCTCCTCTACCTCATTCTACAAGAGGAATAAATACGCCATCGAAGAACGAAAGGTCTTCGCATTTGTCGTAACAGGGTCTTAACATCTTTTGGTCGTCCAAGCATTGTCCGTTGACAAATTCATAGATTTTCCCAACTGTAAACCCGATATATTTGTCCACGCATACAGCCTTGCCGTTGAAATACTTCGGTTCTTCACTGTCAAAAAGTCTCTCAAATGCAATCTTAGCTCCCGTCTCGAAACTGAAGATATCATCGGGTGAGCATTTAGCTGTTGCGGTTTTTACAACCTTTTTACCGTCATAAAGCCTTGCGAGTGTTTCTCTCCCGTCGGAGGTAATGACGATTTTATTTTCGCAGTCAAGCCCCGCAATGCAGTTCTCGTTCCAAAACCAGCCGCCCCATTCGTTGTCTTCTATGTCTTCAACCATTCTGTAGAACGTAATGCCGGCGTCTCTCACCGTCATAACCTTTCCGAGCCATTTGTCCATTTTTCCCTTTAAGTTCTGATTACAACCGTCACTCCATTTGCTTACTATTCTTACTTTGTCTCCAACTTTGTATTTCATTTTATTTTCCTCCTTTGAACATTCTCTTTTAGATACAGAAAGCTGGAACTACCCCAACCGAAAAGTCGGCGTCGTCGTAATCAACGATTTCCTCCATACTGATATGGCAGAAGTAGGTATTGCTGCCGGAGTAGGGCGTACGGAGCCACCAATAACATGATGTTTCACAGCCCTCTGTTTCTTTTATATACGCTTCTGGATTCTCAAAAATATCAATCGGACTATCATTTGGCTCGATTGCTTCGTAATCTATGTCTTTTCCGCAAGCTTGCGTCCTCGAAAGCAAAAACAACTTGTCTTCGGTCTCTCGTCTTTTGCCATCCCATACCTGCACTATCTTCGTCGGCTTGATTACCTCCTTCAATTCGTCCGGCAGAAGCTCTATCACTTCTTCATTAAGATATTTTCGCATATCGCTTTCTGCCCATCCACCTTTGTTCGTCCAACCTCTGTTCATTGGCCTAGGCTCTTCTAGGCAGTCGTGCATTATAAAGTACACCTTGCCACTCTCGTCTTTGCCCACGTCGAAGCTTACCTCTTCGCCGTTCTTCAACGTCACGGGGATGTTGTCTCCGCTTTTCAATACCTCGCCGAGCTTTCCGGCTTCCGAAAGTGCTTTAAGCTCTTCCCAAGAAGTCCATTTTGTTTTCGTTGTTATAACTTTAATTTTCATTTTTTCCTCCCTCTTGCTAACATTACTCGTCTTATAGAGTCGCTATCAGCTTTGCGATTTATTTTTTCGACAAACTTGCGGGCATTGGCTTGCTCGTTATAATTCGCTTTCCATTGAATGTAATCTTTACAATTTGCGTGACACGTAGCGTGTCTGTCGCGACAACCTCTACAAGGTGTGTCTTTATTTGGTCCGGCCATTGTTTTAGCTACCTCCTTTACATTTGTAATCCTCAGGCTTGATCAACCCGCCGCGTGATAGTGCAGTTACGTAATTTGTAACCCGAACTTGCGCAAGTCTTAACTCTTGCCACGATGAAGATGTGCGCACCGCGTCAGCGTAGTAAGAACACAATGTTAGGTATTTATCTTCCAGGCTCTTACCCTTCATAGACTTGCGAATCTCCTGCCATTTTATATCTTTAACAGCGTGTCTAACCTCTTCAGCCGATACGTGTCCAAAGTAAAGTATTTTCCAATTTGGTTTCATTGGCTATTATCTCCTATCGTTTGTGCGAGTGTACGCGAAGAATCTTACGCCGTCAAACATAAAGCTTATTTTATGGTCAAAATTATTATTATCAGTTTGCTTATCTTCAAGAATTACGTGACCCGGATCAAGTGCACTCGCTTCATCGAAAAGCTTGTACAACGATTTAACAAGGTAAACGTGAATCCTTGGTCCTTCATCGTGGAAATGCGATACGTTGCAAATTCCTCCTTCAATTGAAGCATTGAGTTGTTCTTCTGTAGCGTATATTTGTTTTGCAAGTAATGTAAGTTGTTTAATGTTATTCATTTGTTCCTCCTTTTAGTTACCGAACGATTGAAATGTTCGCCCATTCGTTCAAGTTCAATATTGCCGAATATGACTTGCGATAACGCACTTGTTGTAACATTCAGCCAGTTTAGTTTCTTGTAAGCCTCTTCGGCTTCGCGTTCTTGCTCAGCTTTTCGCCGCCGAGCTTCTTCTTGTTTCATTTTGAATTTTTCACCACGCGTCGATATCAATTTTCAAATCCTCCAAGTTAATATGTTTATTTTCGATTAGGAACGGTACCCCATCGCCTACTCTTCCTTCAAGCGCGCGATCGACTTGACCAATATGGTCTTCAATCCAATCTGGATTAACCCCGCATTTAATCAAATGTTCGCAAGTCATTTGAATTCCTCTAAGCAAAGTGTATCGCTCCACATCTAACGCGTGCGCCTTCTTAACAAGCGCGCTCGTACGTTTCTTTGGTACGTAATCCGGCCCGTGAATTTCACGTGCTTTCTTGAGCTCATAATTTGCGTGATATCCGTATTCTTTTTTCCGCGCTAAATCCAAGAGCTGTTGCTTGCCGTAATCGTATTCCAATGTTAATTTGTCAACTAATGTTAACGACAATCAAATCACATCCTTTCTAATTATATTATATAATAAGGTACAGGTCAATTGCAACCCTTTTCAAAATTTATTTTTATTACTCACATAGCGGCGCGAACGCGAAGTAATGGAGCGAGGAGCAGGCGAACGCATAAACGCGCGCGCAGAGCTTGCGGAAAATAGGGGCGCTGGGGTTTTAGGTGCGAAGAGCGAGACGAGCCGCGAGCCGCGAGCGGAGCCGCGAAGGAGAAGCGACGAGCGGTGGTTGTAGCGGGGCAAAAGATGAAAAAATGAAAAAGCGATGATATTTATTAAAAGTCATATATTCGCGAGGAAAAGCTAAAAACAACGGTTAAAATTCGAAATGACCGCATATTTTAGTCATCTGTAAGGATTAAATGCGATTTTTACTATACTTTTTAACTTTTTTTCATATATTTAGGTAGTAAAAACGTACAACCTTCATAAAAAATTCATATTTATAAGTGAAAATTTACATATATATAACTTTTTCTAAAAACCACTAAATAAGGGTTTTTTTACAGATAATAATAGAGAGAGAAAAATAGGAATTATATTAGTCATATATATAGAAAAAGAGAGATATAAATAGAGATTTTTAAGCGGCAGGCCAAAATTTTGTAACTAATAGGTGAAACTCACAACAATTACCGGGTAATAATTGTATTTCCGTTGTGATTTTAGCTAAACCAGCATCGGACCTGTAAATAATATACGTTCCAATGAGCTAATTCGCGCACCCACCATTCGCTAACTTACCAACGCGCCTACACACCAACGCGAGTTTAAGGGAAAGGCGCTTCGCGCTCCATTTGTTTGTTCAAGCCAACGCGCTAACGCACCGACCCGCGAGTAAAGGGAACCCCCTGCCCCCTGCGCTGCGCGAGCTTCCTATTTGTCGCAAGTCAGGCGGTCGACAAGGGAGACAACTTCGTCGTAGCTATCACCACGATTGATTGCTTCAAGAACACGTTTATCGAATAGCCAGGTAAGTAAACGACGGATAAATTTCATCGTTAAGAATCCTCCTTGTTCTGGAGGATTCTCGGTGATTGATGTACAAATGTTTCATAGTTAAGTGTCCGAGGTTGTGTTGTTTCAGGATCTGTCGCGATGAACACGATATGGGTTACGGTAGTATAAACTACTTCATATACCGTAGTATCGTTTCTCAGGGTAAACTTTGTACCTACTGTAAAATCATCCATAGATTTATTTACGGGTACAACTGTTTTTACAGATTCGTTAATTTCATCCCAGTTGTAGTCGTCCAGGTTGATACCTTTTCTTTCGATTATTTTTTCGACAGCTTCGTAATTAAACTCCGTGATGTCGTAGGGTTTACCTTCGATAGGTAATTTACTCGTTTTAAGTACATACTGGTAACACATTTTCGTTTCGTCACAGATTCTTTTCAGTGACAGTTTAGGGTAGTTTTTCATCAGGTCGTTAAGTTTCATTTTAATATCCTTTCGTTACGTGAGTTTTTATTTACAAGTTTTCTTTCTTGTTATTTTCTGTTTATATTATAACATATTTCATTAAAAATTTCAACCCGGTAAATTAACTAAAAATAAAATTGTTTTTTAGTTATTATCACCCCTTGATAATATTTACCACTATACCCTTTTAATCGAGGAAAGCACGAGGGACTAAACCAGACAACTTTTTAGTTTGAGTTAATAATAAAAGACTTCAATTTTTCAACTAATTGCATCACCTCTCATCTCTCGCGCACACACACAATTATAAATGGCGGATCATATATTCGAATTCCTTCTCGACCTTCTCATAGAGTATCACTTCACGAGTCGATAACGGACCACCATCAATACTCCGCGCCACCTCACCGCCTCCATAGGCGTCGCCACCTACGTCATCGCCACCCCCGGCAAAAAATAAATCAACAGCTTGAGCATTTTCGCCTTTGAAAGTACCTATCTCTGCCCCACCCCCCAATAACCCGCGGCGAGAGGATGTGGTCAAGCCCGCCGCGTCGCCGATCATCAATGTACGACAATTAGTGTTATCTCTTTCGAGAACGCGTTCGACGCAGCGCGAAAGAAACCACTCGCCGGAGCCTTTTTCGTAACAAGCCGAAGGCTTTATCTCTCCTCTAAAATATGCTTTACATAAATATCTACCTATATACATTCTTCCCTCCAACGCGTTCACACGCACGCACACACGCGCATTTTTATTCATGCTGGTACCAAAAAGGCAAACAAAGAAACTTTTGGTGTTAGTTTCCTTGATTTTTCTTCCTATTTATATTATAATATAATTAGAGAGAGAAGTCACGCAGACTACTCAAAAAATCTTAAAAAGTTTTATTGAAGGGAGGGTACTATATGACTTGCAGTATATGCAATCATCCCAGAAGAGCTGATATAGAAAAAGCGTGTTTACTCCGTAGTTATGGTTCTACCGATGTTACGTTGAAGGATATCGCAAAAGAATATGATGTAGATTTGAAAGATTTGCAGGTGCATGTACTTATGCATATCCCCCTGGAGGAAGCAACTACAGATGATTTGACCGCGACGAATTCCATTGCGGGTAAAATAAAATTACGCGAAGCCGATATTCTCCGTCAAGTTATGGAGGATAGTTACGTAACGTTCAAAAATTTGAGCGATAAAATAAATCGTATCGTGGCAACACATTCTGCAGATAATCCTACGTTTGTACAAATAACAAAACCTGTTACTGATTTGTATTTGGGCACGAGTCAGTCAATTAGGGATACAGCTGATAAGCTTATGAAAATGGACCTTATGATGAACGGAGAAAAGGACAAGGGCATCGAACAAGTAGCGGCTCTTGTTTCTGCAATTCGTGGCAGTTGATTGGAAACCTTTTAGCCCAAAACAGCTGGATTTTATAAGACATAGCGATGCCAAATTAAATATTGCCGATGGTGCAGTACGAAGTGGAAAAACAATTGCATGTACAGTGCGTTGGATTGACTACATCTTAACTGGACCTAAAGGCGATTTGTGTATGATGGGCAAGTCCATGGGTGCGTTAAAAAGAAACGTACTTAATGACTTGTTTGATATAATCGGAAGTAAGCACATTCGATGGATTGATCGTCAGCAGGGGGAGTTGGAAGCTTACGAACGACGTATTTATGCATTTGGTGCGGCTAACGAGGAAGCAGAGAGTAAAATCAGAGGTGCAACCTTTGCAGGGGCTTACTGCGATGAAGCGAATTTGTATCCTGAATCTGTTTGGATGCAGTTACAGGCTCGACTTTCTATACCTGGTGCCAAATGTTTTGCTAACTGCAACCCCGATAGCCCGTATCACTGGTTTTATCAGAAAGTAATAATGGCTGATGATATAGCATCTAAGAAGCGCTGGTCGTTCTTAATGGATGATAATCTGTCACTTTCAGATGAATACAAGTTACAACTTGCATCTCAATACTCGGGAGTTTATAAAAGACGTTTTATCGACGGAGAATGGTGCGTAGCGGAAGGACTGATTTACGATTCCTTTAATAAAGCTAAGCACGTTGTACATTATAATGACGATTATATCATAAAACACGCAGTAAAATACTTTATAGGTTGCGACCAAGGCACATCGACGACAACTTCATGGTCATTATTTGTTGAGTTAAACGACAAACCCTTACATATTCATAAAATTGCTGAATATTATTATGACGCGATTAAGAACCGGAGGCAGAAGTCGGATGAAGATTTTGTGCAAGATTTTCAAACTTTTTGTAACAGGTATTATGATATGGCGAAGTTACGTGGTGGTTATTGGATGGTATACGTCGACCCTGCTGCTTCATCGTGGGATGCTGCTTTAACAAAACATCAAATAAAGCATCAACACGCTGACAATGATGTCAAATATGGTATAGCAACTGTGTCAAGTTTGTTATCCAGAGATAATTACACAATGGACCCTTCATGTGTCAATACAATAGAAGAGTACGAAACCTATAGCTGGGATGCAAATGCACAGATTTTAGGTATTGATAAGCCAGTTAAAAAACATGACCATGCTTGTGACTCTGATAGATATGGTATACATACATACTTGAAGGGTAGATTGTCGGGTATTTATAGAATGAGGAGAACATAAAATGTTGTACGACCTTAGTTGGTTAAATGAGGGTGAACAGTTTCCTCCGGCAACAGAAGTAGATCGAATAAATGCATACGATAGATACGCTAAATTGTTTGATATTGCGCCTTTTGAAGAGTTTGAGGAAGCTGCAAATCGACTTATAGTAAACTTCAATGCATATTTTTGTGTTCCACTTTTGTTAGGATTCCAGAGACTTTCCACTATTAAGTTATCAGATATGGTAATAGGTGCTCCGCCTTCTATTACAGTAAATGATAATGATTCTATGACTGATGTAATATCAGACATAAGAGACCAGACAGATTTCGATAGTAAACTTTACCTTGCGCTTATTGATTACTCACGTTATGGTGTTGCAGTATTTAGACTTTTTAATGACGATGAAGTCGTTGAGGACAGAGGTAATTTTGCAGTCTGGAATCCTTGTGAATGGTTTCCTATACTTAAAAAAGATGGCACCAAGAGAATTGATAAGCACGTAATAGCGTGGAGAGTCAATATGGGTTCGGATTTGAACCCTGATTGGTATCTCAAAGTTCAGATACATCCTGTAGCAGGTGGTAGTTACGAATCGCGTGAATATCAAATGGATTCAACAGGTAAGTATGTGTCGAAACTTGTAAGTCATAAAATAACAAATACAGGTGATATACCCTGTCTTGTTCAGTACATAGCTAATTTGCCGTCTACAACAAATGTATACGGCACATCAGATTATAAAATTATGAACGAACTTGTCTTCAAAGCAACAGAGCGTATGAGACAAATTCTTCATATACTTGATAAACATGCTGATCCTTCAATGACAGGACCTGCAACAATGCTTCAAACAAATCCTAATACGGGTGAACTTGAATTTAAGACGTCGCAATTCTACGCAGTATCACCTGGTGAAGAACATCCGGAATACATGACGTGGGACGGACAACTTGAAGCCGCTTTTAAAGCGCTTGAACAGTTACTAAATCTCATTTACGTTATGTCGGAAATGGGCGAAGCTATGATGGGTAAAACAGATGGTACTGGTCAAGCTATTTCGGGAACTGCTATGAGATATAAAATGGTAGCTCCGCTCGAAAAAGCAAGACGCGTTTCCAATTCTTTTACTTTACCGCTTAAAAAACTTATGGCTACGCTTGTACAAATAAGTACAGGTAAAGCAATGAGATATCAGGATATCAATGTAATATGGGAAGATAGCTTGCCGAAAGATCCTCGTGAGATCGCTGAGCTTACAAGACTTCAGACAGGTGCACCGCAGATACTTCCTCTTAGACACGCTCTTATGGAGAACTATGATATGGATTCTGCTGACGCAACCCATTATATTGATGAAATAAGGGCCGACCAGGAAATGTGGGGTGAACTTTCTGCTAAAGAAAATGAACCCCGTCCTGGTGAAGCCGGTAATCCTAGTGCACCTCCGAATCCTAACAAAAAGGGTTCAGAGAAAACACCACACAAAACAGGGACGGCAAGTTCGGAAAATCAGCGCGAGGACATCCGTTAAATTAGCCCAGCCCCCACTTACCATTTGGTCAAGTCTGCGTGCAACGCAGAAATGATATATAATCTAAGGCGTAGCACAGCCGTCAATGTGCGGAGGAGTAATTATGAGAACTTTTTTGTCTAAGTACATGAGTGCCGAGGCACTTGATGAACTTGAAAATGCTTACAAGAATGCTAATGCAGGAGCAACAGGCTTGCCTGTATACATTCCTAAATCACGTTTTGATGAAGAAAACACAAAACGTAAAAATGCGGAACAGCTTGTAGCAGGATTCGAAGAAGACAAGAAAAAAGCTGTAAGAGAAGCTGTTGAAAAATACAAAGACATACCGGATGATTGGAAACAACAGCTTGATAATGCTACTAATGCGCTTGCTACACAGAAAGCGGATTATGAAGCAAAACTTACAGCAGCAAAGCAGGAAGCCGACGTAACGGCGAAAATTTACGGAGCAGGCGGTAAGAATGTTAAAGCTATAAGAGCACTGATTGATCTTAATCAGGAAGCTACTGTAGATGAACAGCTTACAGCACTCAAAGAATCGGATTCTTATCTGTTTAGCAAAACCAGCGGCTTTAAGAAAGGCACTGATAAAGACGATGATGGCGGTAAACAGAAAGAAGACGGTGTACTTTCACAGGCTGCTATGTATAGAGCAGTCGGCATTACACCTCCGATGGAGGATTAAAAATTTAATTAAAAGGAGAAAAGAAAAACATGCCTAACATGATCGAACTTGTTAACAAGTATCTGCCTGTACTCGACGCACAGTATAGACAGGAAGCACGTTCTGCAATTCTTGACGTACGTCCGGAATTTGTACAGATGACACGTGACGCAAAGAAAGTAAAAATCGCTAAAATGAGAGTCGACGGCCTTGCTGATTATAGTCGTGCAAATGGCTTTACAGCTGGCTATGCTGACCTTACATGGGAAGAGCACGAATTTACTCAGGACAGAGGTCGTGCAATCCAGATCGACGATATGGACAACGAAGAAACCTTCGGTATGGCTTTTGGCCGTCTTGCAGGTGAATTCCAGAGACTCCATGTAATCCCTGAAATCGATGCTTACAGATTTGCAAAATATTATCAGAAAGCAGCAACTCATCTCGAGTTCACTGTATCTTCTGGCGCTATTCTTAATCTCATAGATGATTTTGATTCGCAGATGGACGACGACGAAGTACCTGAAGATGGTAGAATTCTTTTCGTTGCACCTTCTGTGTTCAAGCTTATGGTCAACGATCCGGCGCTTGAAAAATATATCTCTGTTGAAGGCGACGAAGACAAGACCGTTAATAAGAGATTCTACTACTACAACGGACATCCTATTATAAAGGTTCCTGCAGGTCGTTTCTATACAGAAATCGAACTTCTTGATGGTAAGACACAGGGCGAAGAAGTTGGTGGCTATAAAGCCGCTACGGGTGCAAAAGCAATCGGTATGCTTATGGTATCTAGAGAAGCCGTTATCCAGCTCGCTAAGCGTAGAATCGCAAGAGTATGGGCTCCTACAAGAGCACAGGCTGCAGGTACAGATGGTGTTAACCCTGACGCTGATGCATGGAAATTCGACTATCGTGTATATCACGATGCTTGGGTTCTCGATGAAAAGACAAAAGGTATCGCCGGCGCAACAATCATCAATCACACTGTTACAAGTGTTGAAATTTATTCCGAAGATTCGAACGTAACAATCGAATCCAATGCTGCTACTGTAAGCAAGGCAACGGTACCGGATGGCTTCCAGCTCCGTGCGCAGGTAACATTCACAGGCGGCGCTTCCACAGCAGTTAAGTGGTCCGATGGCGAAGGTCACGGTACTGTAGGTACAATCGACAGTAACGGTAATGTAACGCTCGCAGGTACAGGTACATACAAAGTAACTGCAACTTCTGTATGGGATCCTTCAGTGTCTAACACTGTTACATTTACAGTAAGCGCATAATTAAGATACATTGAGTCGGAGGGTTAGCAATGGCACTTATAGTAGGTGTAGATACATATATAACACTGCAAGAAGCGAATGAATATGTTAAGAAGTACTACTCGTCCACTGACCCTCTTCGTATTCAATGGGAAGCTATGAGCGAGGACGATCAAGAGATATTCTTGCGCAAGTCCTTCGTGCAAATCAATAGCTTACCTTATGTAGGTAAACCTCGCTCGCCGAAACAGGTTAATCCTTTTCCGCGAGCAGAGGATTTTACCGAACAGGATCTCCTCCATATTAAGTACGCCCAAGTCGAGCAAGCGTTAACGATACCAGATACAGTTGCTGCCCAAGAAACTGAAGATCAGTTACGTTTGCGCTTGCGACGTGCGGGCGTAACTTCCTACAAAATAGGAGATCTGTCGGAAAGCTTCGTAGATGGATTACCAGTTGAATCTAATGCAAACTTTTATGGTTTAACAGAAGCAGCTTATAAACATTTATCGAAGTGGTTACGAGGAGGTTATAGAGTATGTACCTCAATCAAATAGCATTGTGGTCGCCTGTAATCTCCCCTATAAATTCATATGGCGACATTGAAAATGGTCCTCCTAAAACTATTTCAGTTCGACGCCAAGAGCATGTCGAAGAAGTTAAATTATCCGATGGTACTGTTCATAATACAAACTACATTTACTACACCTGTGAAGATGTTAAAGTAGATGATAGATTGGACGGATACCTGGTAGTAAGTTCTTACGACATGCGTTCCCTTGGCGGTAACAAAGTTTTAAGGAGACTTAAAACTATATGAGACGTGATAGATTAAAAATCAATAACGCCATTGGATTAAAGGAGATAAAGGAAGACCTCAGAGGGGTACTTCGCGATCATCATACGCAAGCTAAAGAGGAACTCAGTATAGCGCGTGACGAAATCGAAGCAGGCGCAACTTCATTAGTACCTATTGAATCAGGATTACTTCAGTCAAGTATTCTGGTAACTGTTTCTAAATCGTCAAGATATCCTGGTATCATAGCAACTGCATCGGCTAAAAATTTTAGAACAGGTTACGATTACGCGTTTATACAAGAAGTGAATGAAGCGTATAAGCACGATGAGGGTCGTCAAGCACATTATCTTGAACAACCGTTTAGAGAAGCGGTTGATAAATTTTTTGAAAGGATGGGATGGAAATGATAACGGAAACAATAAAATCATTACTTCCTGAATCGCTTCAAAAGATTACGTATATAGGTGAATTTCCAACTGATGTAGATGATTGCATCGTCATAGCTGAAGCAAGCGGACCGCATGGTCAATATTTTGCGCAAGATATGATGAATACGCCTTATATAAAAATAGGTGTACGCAATAATAAATATCCAGATGGACATTCTCTTATAAATCAATGTAAAAAAGTTTTAACAGGATACGCTGATGCCTCTACGCTCGGCGTTGTTCTTATAAACGATATAATGTGCTTTGGAAGAGATGATAAACGTCGAAATGTTTTTCAACTTACATTCAAAGTATTTTCATTTGTTAAACAGGAGGGTAAAATATGATTACAGAAAGACCTTATACTGGTTTGACCGCAGAAATAAAAGTAAACAACAGCGTGCTCGGATATATGTCCGGCGTTGATCTTACGCTTGAAAAGAATATAATCGAGGTACTTCAGTTTGGTGCAAGATATCAGGAGAAAGTACCTGCAATTAAAAACTGGACAGCGAATGTAGATGGTACAGCTGCTTTTACATCCGGCGGTTCACAGCATAAACTTTATCAGGCTTTCGAAAATGATGAAGAGATTACAGTAGGGATATTCCTTGACGACAAAGTTTATTTCGAAGGTAAGGCTTTCGTCGAAAACCTTAACATAACCGGCGCACCGGATGATAAGATGAATATATCTTGTGATCTTTCCGGTAACGGCGCAATTACGTTCACAGTACCTGAAGTATATCTTGTTGATATACACAGTGGTGTTGGTGGAACAACTACGCCGGGCGGTTCTCAGAAGGTAGCTAAGGGTGAACAGGTAGAGATTACAATAACACCCGCTGCAGGTTATACGCTTGATAAGCTTATGGATAACGCAGAAGATAAAACAACCAGCGTAACAAGTAATAAGTATACGCTTACAAACGTTACGGCAGACCACGAAATAGTTGTAACCTTTAAGGAGGGTTAATAAATGGTACGCATAAAGGTAGGAAATCAGGAACTTGAACTTGCTGATACGCTTCGCGTAATTTATTCTTTGAAAGACATAACAGGGGCAAAAAATATGCGCGATGCGCTTGCCTCTATTGCGCAACTTGATCTCGACGGGCAGCTGGATCTTCTTTATGTTGCATATAAAGCGCATGCCGGCGTTAATGCAATGAGTAAAGAAGATTTTGTCGGACTCGTTCTGGATAACCTCGGTGTCTTTGCCGTTACGAACGCCGTCGAAAAACTTGCCGATGGCCTTATGTATGCTGGTCTCTCGACCGAGGAGATTGCAGAAAAAAAACTGAGGATGGAGGAAGCTGGGGCGACTTCTTCCGTTACGGATATAGATTAGGATTTAAGCCTGACGAATTACTCGATTTAACGTTACTTCAATTTAATGCCTGTGCGATGGGGGCTATTGATAAGCAAAAAGATGCTTTAGCTTTAGCTATGCAGGGGGCCTATTATACAGCGTATTGGAATAACGCAAAGAGACCAAAATCTCTTGATCGAGTAATTCGTGACATCTATAAAGAGCCTCGAAAAAACGTTCCACTGGACGTCGAAAAATTTAAGAAACGTAAAAGGAGGTTTGAGCAACTTGGCGGATACCAACACTAAAAAAGTAATGTATGAGCTCCAAGGTGACGATACCGGCCTTATTCGTACGATAAATAGTGCGTTAAAAAAGATTGACGCATTAGATGTAAAGTTGTCTCGTATAGCGTCACGTAAGGATATCTCCGCTGTAAAAGAGGGAGAAACTCGTGACGCTATTAAGCGTATCTCGACAATAATGAGTTCGTTGAATGCGCTTGATAAAATGCGTACACAGTTGGCTGCAATTGATATAAGGTTCCTTACAAAAGACCAGCTTGCGTTGGTCAAGACTGCGGCAACCGAAATCAATGCAATGTCTAAAAATTTAGGTAAAGCAGCTGACGCAGGAAGTGTTACGCAAGAAACGCTTACAAATACAAGCAAGAGGATAAATGAGCTACGTAAAGCTTTTCGTTTGTCTAATATCGAGTTAGAACAAACATCAAGCAATACGAACAGGATGAATGCCTCGTTTGAAGCTTCAACTCAAATAGCGGCTGACTTTAGACATGCGGTAAGTCGTTTAGCAGCTACTTTAAGACGCATTGCCGGAGTTATTCGAACCACGTATCGTATCTCTTCTGAATTGTTTGCGCTTGCAGCCGATTTTGGCGAAACAATGAATAAGTTCAACGTGGTTGCAGGTAATACAAGTGAGCAGTTAAACGAATTTGCAACTAGCATGCACAATGCATTTGGTATCGACATAAGCGATATATACGACGCCACAGCATCTTTTAAGAGTATATCTAACTCAATAGGACTTGCGGATGACAAAGCAGTTACTTTTTCTACCACAATGTCCAAATTGGCTGTCGACTTGTCTTCACTGTATAACACCCCTGTTGAGCAAGCTATGAACGCGCTTACTTCGGGACTTCATGGACAGCTAAGGCCTCTTAAAAATTACAACATTTATCTGTACGAAACAAACTTACAGCAAACTGCACTTGCATATGGTATAACAAAAAATGTAAGTGCAATGAACGAATCCGAGCGAGTACTTCTTCGTTACTTATCCGTATTACAGCAATCTAATGAAGCGCAAGGCGATATGGTGCGTACATTAAAGTCCGCTGCTAACCAGATGAAGATTACGCAAGCCCAGCTCACGCAAGTCAAACGTAGCTTAGGTCAAATTGTTACAGTTATAGTAATGGTTGCCTTGCCTGCTATAAACGTAATATTTGCGGCACTTGCAAAAGTGGCTGAATTTATTGCGCAAACATTGGGTTACTCATTAGAAGACTTTACAGTAGGTGTATCTAATGCGCTCGAAGATGGCGAAGATAGTATTGAAAATTATTCTGATGCACTAAAAGGATTACTTGCTCCTCTTGACGAAATAAACACCGCTAACAAAGGTACGAATTCACTCGAGGATGTTTTAGCAATTGATCCGGCTATACTGAATGCACTCACAACTTACGATAACTTGATGGGTAGCATTTCGAATAACATAGGTAGTGTATCGGATGCAATTTCACAGGGACTTGAAGGCACGTTGATAGTTGATATGGTCCAGCTTGCAGCGGGCGCACTTAAAACCTTTGGTCAAGCTATCGACTTTGTAGTCGAGCACTGGGAAGCATTTGAACCCGTGGTCAAGACACTTATAAATCTACTTTCGATTTTTTTAGGTATTACTGTTGTTAAAACCTTTATAGGTTGGGGTACAGCGATCGTTGGTCTTGTAGCCAAATTAAAGGCTTTCGCAATAACTGTTCCTTTAGCAACTAAAACGATCAACGGTGCTTTATTAACTACGTCTTCGGCCGTGTCCGGCCTTACGCTTGCGCTTGGCGCTTTATCATTTGCCGCAAGTTATGCGCTGTTTTCAACTTTCTTCGATCAGTTCGATAGTCAGACACGTAAAACGATCGGGACAATTTCACTTCTTATATCACTCCTCGGTGCCGCAACTATAGCTTGGGCAGCTTATCATGGTGCTATGACATTAGGCGTAGCTATACCTGCACTTGCAGCTTCAATTGGCGTTGCTGCTGCTTCCGCAAGAGCTGCGCTCCCACAGATGGCAACCGGCGGCGTTGTGTCAAGTCCTACCGTAGCAATGATAGGCGAAGGTAAATACGATGAAGCAGTTGTACCGCTCGGTAATTCACCGCAGTTTAAGTCAATGAAAGAAAGCATCGCGGACGAAGTTGCGAATCGCGTAATAGGTCGGTCAAGTCTGTCCGCAAGCGAACAAAAATATATAATACTGAATGTAAACGGAAAAGAGTTTGCAAGAGCAATATTGCCTGATATGGCTACGGTTGCTCCGCAAGTGGGGGTGACGATTAAACGATGATACCATTAAAAATAAATGATACACATCTGTGCAAGATATTCGAGCCTACGCTTGATGTAGCAACTTGGACAGAGCAGGAAATTATTGATTATAGTATACGTAACCAAATGTTTCCTACCGCTGTTGCGCTTACATCAGAAACCTATTCTAAAAACGCTACGCGTACAGCCAACTACGAATTGCAAAATTTAACATTAGTAAATCGTAAAGCAAAACCCGAATTTACCTGGAGAATAATCAAAGCTTCATATGTTGCAAATCTGATGAACTTTTTGAATTATACATATAATTTCAAAAATGACGAAGGCGATATTGTTCCATATGAAGCTGAGATTATAAAAGTTGAATATAGGGACTTTACAGGCTTGCGCACAATAAACGCTTATTTAGGCCAAACTATCGAAGGTACATTAACTGAATATGAGGGCAAATTATATTGGGAAAATTATAGAATAGCTTTTCCGGAAAGGTAATTATATGACATTAAAAGTAAGAATACATTTTACCGATACGACAAAAGTATATAACGATAGTTATATTGAAGACATTCGTTGTTCAGAAAACTTGACGAATTCTTCAATTGATATCGAACCCGGTATATGCGAACAATACGCAGAGATAACACTTTACGATAGAGATGGCGATATCCACGATAGAGCTTCTTCTGGTACGTTAGCGAAAAAACAGAAAGTAGAGATACTTATTGAAGATGGAGAATCAATAGGTACATATTTTACTACTGAATGGAACGTACCGGGAGAAAGTTCCTCTATTACAATAACTTGCAGCGATCCGTCAACAACATTTGGTGATATTCAGATAGAATCTGCAGGCATAAAAACACGTACAGTAGATGATTTACTTACCTTAACATTTGAACAAATAAAAAGCGTAGTATGGCAATATATCGATACAGATACGCAAGCTTATTGCGAAAGTATTCGAGTACCTAATAGTTGGTATTACGCAAGTAGTGCGAAGAGTACACTTAATAAAATTTGTTCATTAGGTATGTTACGCATTTACTGGTACATAGATAGATTTATAGTAGCGAGGTGTTATTAAATGACACTTACACCATATATTTATCATTCAGGACTAAAGTGGTCATTACTTCCTAAAAATATTATTGATACGGTTGTCACAACACCTATCAATAATACTATGGGAGATGAAACCGTAGTTCATACAGAATCTTTTACTACCAGTAGTTTAGGAAATTTACCTGTTGCAAATTCTGTTGCACCTACTTATATAAGAACAATGTGGAATAAAGGTTCAACATTTGCAACAAAAAATTTCACTTACGCAAAAGCACGTACGGAAGCGTTAATAGCTACTGGCACTAAGAAAATAACAACAGAAAAACCTGTAGCAGGTATACCAAATGTTGAATTAGTATTTTCCGGGACTTCTTCCGTTATTACTCGAGGCGAAAGTTCATTTGATGATTATCCTACTCTTGAACAATTACAGGATAATACGTTTTCACTTGCGGAATGGATAGAATCCCATAAATCTTCCGCAAGTCAGGCGCTTACGTGGAGTTACGGCACGCGTGTGTTTTCAATGAATCCTTGGGTAAAAAATATTATTACTGTGAACGATCCGCAAGCGGTGTCGCCGGCTGATATTTATACAAATTGGGCGGAACATGTAACTACATCAACGACAGCAGAAGTTAATAACTGGGAAGAACATTTTAATTATAATCCTGGTAATATTAACGCAGTACGCGCGAAACCTTATCTTATAGGCGGTGATCTTTTTGAGGAAGCTCAAAGAGCACTATTACTTATCGACAATAGTATAAGTATTAGTGTGGAAATTGTAAAAATTGATGATTACAATTTTGAAATAACTTGGGAAGCACCTGTTAGATTTGCTTATATTGCGGCATCACAAAAACGCGGTACAATTCTTGGTACAGCCACAGACATTGATAACTGGGCGTTTATTGATAATATTACGCAAATTGATGTGAATATTAAGAGTCAACCTTTTAATACAGATAAGGTAACGCGTAGCTATAGCTTGTCCGCAAGTAACACGTTAACTACAAATATTTCAAATGAACATCCTATCACAATAAATGGGGACGAAGTAATAACACTTGAAACTTACGTAGGAGTAGGACGTGATCCTTGGACCGAATACATTGCGTCAACATTGTTGTTAAAATACAAAGAGGGCAAGTATATTGTTAATTGCACAGTTTTAGGTGATTGGGCAATACAAAACAATATACATATTAACTCAGCTTTAACAGTACAGTTACTTGACGGCACTGTTATTTCGAGGAACGGAGTACCGTGTTTCTTTGAGGTCAAGACTATCGAAAAAGTTTATAGAGGCGATACTTTTGAGTTTAATTTAGGATTGCTTGAAAGTTATACAGCAAATAAACTTGCAACGCCTACTGGACTTACTATTACAGCAACATTAGATGCTACACAGCTTAGTAAGCCTACTGGACTTACTATTACAGCAACATTAGATGCTACACAGCTTAGTAAGCCTACTGGACTTACTATTACAGCAACATTAGATGCTACACAGCTTAGTAAGCCTACTGGACTTACTATTACAGCAAATTTTGAAAGGGAATGATATATGATTACATTTTCTTGGAATTCTGTGCCTAATGCAACTGCTTATTCAGTTGCATGGGCACCTACCCTTTCGGGTAATAAAAAGATACTTGTTGCAAGTCAAGCGGAAACAAGTTATTCTTTTGACGGCTCACATGTAGACGACCCTTATTATGTAAATAGGGATACTTATATGTTTGTTCGGGCGCTTGACGGAAGCGATTATGTATCTTCGGATTGGGCGAGTGCAGTGATGCAAATGAGAGAAGTTTCTATTGCAGGTTCACATGTATCGTCAACACTTGCTATAGGCGATTATCGTGTTGTAGTTGGTACAGTTGTACCTTCATTCACGATAACACCTGATAAGGGTTATCAACTTACTGCCGAAGATATATCAATTGTAAATAACGGCGTTGATATTACTTCGCAAGTTTATAACGCAAATACTCATACTGTATCTTCGTTTGTAGTAAACGGTTCTGTGCAAGTTCTTGCGACAGCAGTACAGGCACAACTTGCGGCACCTGTAATAAGTTTGTCAGGATCAGTAGTGTCTTGGGCAGCTATTCCAAATGCAAAAAGTTATAAATTGTATGTCGATGGACAATTTACGACTAATCTCGGAAACGAACTCTCTGTTGATTTGTCGCAAGTTATCGCACTTAAAGTTCCTTACACTGTTAATGTACTCGCACATGCAAGTGGATTTAAGGACTCAGAACTTAGTAATACAATTTCATATACACCTAAACCCGATGCACCAGTACTTACTCTTAACGGTAGTATTCTTTCGTGGACAGCAATTCCGAGTGCTACAAAATACACACTTGTAGCTATCTCGAATAGCTTATCATCATCGAAAACAAAAACTGTAAACGCAAATACTACGTCGCTTGACTTGACCACGTGGACTGATCTCGTTCCGAGTTCTTGGACAATCGGCGCAATTGCATATGTTGGCGATGTACGCAGTGACACATCAGCTACAGTAACTTACGTCAATACAGTTCAGCTTGCAGCACCTACAATCGCAATGAACGCAGACGGCAAAACGCTTGAAATAACGGACGTTGAAAACGCTACAAGCTATGACGTGTATGTTGACGGAACATTGAAAACGAATGTTGCAAAAGCGGTGAAATCAACTGTAACATTAAAAGCAACTGGCAGTGCTGGTTTTGT